TAATGCTTCTAATACTGAATCTGATAATTGACCAAAAGGATCAACATTGCCAGCAATAATTGCGGCTATTTGAACTGATAAAAGTTCTTGGGCTAACTTGGCAGCGGCATCTGCATTGCCTAAAAGAATTTCGCGTTGAAGTTTAAGTCTAAGAGTTTCATCCTCAGTTACTTTGCCTTGAAGCGCAGCTGTATTTTGGATTAAATCCATGTCAAAGATTTTAGAAGATGCCTCTAAAACATTTTGAGCCTTTTTCAAGGCTAATTGTTTTGTCTGCTCAGCGGTCAATTTCTTAGTATTAGATACTATTGTTGTTGTTGCCTTGCTAGTAGCCTTAGTATTTTCAACAATCTTTTTTGAATTACGAACAGACTTAATTTCAGCCTTGCCCGCTTTTCTGAAAAACTCTAGGTAAGAACCAACCACCGGAATAGATTGAAGGCTAAACAAGCCTTTGAGCAGGTTAGCACCAGGTATAGACTTAATCTTTTCAATCATTACGCTAATGCCTACGATTACCTCAGCAATAGATGTCGAGAAGTCATCCATGGCATCGCTAAGGTTTGTAATGTTGTTATCTGACAGGTTAGACAGGGCGATGACTAAACCTTCGCCAATAGTTTCTTTAGCGTTCTCAGTTGATACTTTTAGAAGATCTAACTGGCCTTTATAGGTCTGAACGGCTGCTGCCGCATCGCCTCTGAAGTTAGCACTTAGGCTGGCAATGATTTGGTCTAGATCACCGGATGCAACGGTGGCTTTGCTGATACCGCCACCAAGTCTAGTAAGTGATGTGTAGTTTCCTAGATAAGCCTTGCTTAAGGCTGCGCTGACAGCGGCTACGTCTTTGCCTGTTCCAGCTGATATGTCTAAAGATAGATTGAGAAGTTTTTGAGCCTGAGCATAATCTCGTGTTGCGATAAGCAAAGACTGGAAAGCAGGGCGCAGGAAATCATCTAGCACTCCTGTGGCTTGCTGGGTCTTGTTAATAAAGTTTTCAACATCAACGCTATTAAAGGCCAAACCTAAGTTTGAAAGGGTCTTAGTAAGTTGTGCTGCTGCCGCATCATCTTCAACAAACGCTTTGAATGATTGCTGACCAAAACGAAAAGCACGCTGCGCACCTGCTAAGCCAACGTATCCAGCTGCTAGGCTTTTTACGGCTTTAGTTAAACCAAAAATATCCTTGTTGGCTTTATTAAATGCACTTTTACCTTTGTATTCAGCACCAATGCCGACCATTAAGTCTGTTGTTGCCATGACTAACCTACTCTCGCTCTAAACTTAGCGGCTGCGCCTTCAATGGCTTTAATGACTGCTGCGTTAGTCTTGCCACCATCTTCAGCCCATGCACGATAAATTAAACGGCCTTTCATGTAACGGCCACGTCTGCCTGATCCTGTGCGTGTGTTGCCTTGCGCAATCGGACTAGCGTTTTCTAAGGCTCTTATGAATTGAGAACCTGCTTGCGGATTGTTTGAATGGCTAAAGTTCTTGTTGGTTCTAGGAGTGCCTTTAGGGGCTTTCTGCATACCAGTAGGGTTTTTGCGCCCTGCGGTTTCAAAGATAGCGCCGGATGCGGTCTTGTTATGAATAGAAGCTGCATAAGAGAAGCCGCGTCTGTTTGGCTTAGTTGGCGTAGTTTTGTAACCAATACCTCTACGCATAAGAGTTGCGTTATAAATAGGCCATTTACCAGTTTTAGTTTCACCACGCCAATTAGAAGGCGTAAAGTCTGATGGAATATAACCGCGAGCCTTTTTAACAATAGGTTGCAATAACGCAGCAACTTCTGTGCGTAGTTCAGCTGCTAAGTCTGGTTCAAATTTGCGAAGTGCAGTCTGGAGTTGGCTAGCGCCTTTTAGCGTTGTTGCCATCCTTAATCTCCTTCGCCCTATCTTTCATAGCCATCAAATAAGTCTTGAACATTCGCACATCCATATCTATAAAGGATTGTGCAGGAATTCCCGTCTCTAGGCTCATTCGTGCAATGAGGTAGTGAAGGGAATCCCTAGTTAGTCCAAAGGGTCATCATCAAGAACTTCCACACGAACCAGCGTTTCCAAGAAATCTGCGCCGAAAGGCTTAACAGTTTCTCCCGATCTACGGATACATTCCCAGGCTAACCAATAAACGTCAGTCTGCTTCTCATCCTCACGGAAGGCTTTGTGTAAGCCTTTCTTTGCATAGACTTCAAAAGCGAACTCTATTGCCGGTGTGATTACGTGAGTGGTATCGCTACCATCCACCCTTACTATTCTTAACTTTGCCATTTTAGCCCTTTTCTGTTAGTTGTTTAGAATGTGCCTGTTGTTGCTAGTGCTGTCTTGCTGTTGCAAGTAAAGGTGATGTCAAACATTGCTTCATCTGCTACTGCACCGTTGATGTCAGGAATGTTATCAACAAGGATTGTGCCTGTGTATAGCACGTTTGTTGCTGATGTTGCTGCTACCTTATCTTGAATTGCTGAAAACGCTACGGTTGTGCCGTATGCAGCTTGTAGAGTAGCAAGAACTGAGCCTGCTGCTGTGTCGTTCAAGAATGATACTGTGATGGTGTCAGCTGAAAGTCCGGTTACAAACTTGTGTGCTGTGTCTCCCATAGCAGTAACTTCTAGTTGGTCTGATTGGCGGTTTAGTGTGAAGGCTGTAACGTGATCTGATAGATCAACTGTTGCAATCTTGAAACCAACTTTGTTGTTTAAGAAAATTGCCATTGTTTATTCCTCGTCTTTCTTGGCTGGTGCCTTTGGGGTGGATTCAATTTGACCAATCTTTTTCAGAAAAGCCAAATCCTCAGGTGTTAGATTATTGGTCATTTTTAACTCCAACTCGTAAGAATACTCACACGTATTTCCGTTGTGAGAAGGTCTCCAGCTGTTGTATCAACTGATACCCCAGACACAGAGCCAATGTTATAGTTTAGCGTAGACGCAGCTAGTTTAGTGAATACATCAACAATAAAATCTTCCATGCTTGCAAGTGAACCCTGATTGTCAAGTAATGGTAAGTAAAGTTTTAATCTAAAGTTAGCCAAAGGTGCAATAGTTATATGTTGGTTATTGCTTGGCACAATATAAGGATCATCAGGTTCTACAACTACGCTATTGGCCAGCGGTGAGGCAGGCGGAAAAGAGAACACCTGCCATACCGCCGGATTACTTAAAGCCGTTGCGATGGTAGAACGGAGAGTTGTGACGGCAACTGTCATCCGACTAGCCCACCTGGGTTTAAGTAATTCGCAATCAAACCACGAACTCTAGCAAGTAGTGTGTTGCCCATACGGTAAGGTGAAGGTGTAAAGCCATCCGGTGATACTCCACCAGCATTTGAAAGTTGTCTTGATTGCCAGATGTCAACCGCAATTAAAAGCGTGCCTTCTCTGATTTCGGGAACGGTAGCAAAGTCTATGTTTGTGCCAGCCGCTACTGTGGCAAACGGTTGAATTGGGTTCTTAACCTGATCTGCGCCTGTGGCTGCATAGGTTATGGAATAGTTATAAGCCGTCAAAGAATAGTTCTGGTAGTTAAGGGCAGATACCTGGACTGCGCCGTTAATCTCAGTAATTGTCTTTGTGCCGTTGAAAGGTGAACCGGCATTAGTAATAGTCACGCTCTGTCCGACATACATGCCATGAGGTTGTTGGAAGTAAAGTGTTGCAAAGTTATCTTGCAGGCTTCGAGCAGCTGCGTAATAGTTGTTAAACCATAGATGGCTCTTAATAATGTTTTCAGCGGCCTGTGCGCATTCTTCAACTACGTCATTGCTATAGAGAGAGCCTATGCCTAGAACGCTGCGCAGTTCGGCCTGTGTTACGTATGTTGCTGGCATGATTTCCTCTCTAATTAAAATTGAAGGGGCTAAGGGCTACAAAGCCCCTTCAACACTATTGCTAAGTGTGGGTTATGCAACCATCCACTTGTATGCGCCTGCTGCAACCTTAGTTGCGATTGCGCCGTAGCCGTAATAGGCCACGTTGATTTGACCTGAAGCGATTACTGCTGCTTCTAGTTTGAATGTTGGTGACTCATACCATGTGTATGACTCTGGGTTTACAACGATGATTGTTCCATCGCCTGTGCCTGAAAGGTTACGATCAACGTATAAGTTCAATCCGTTGATGTTGCCCTTTAGTGATACTGGAGATGCGTTACCGCCAGCGTTCATTGGTGCAACTGCTGTGTAGATAGCGCGGTTTGTTGAATCAACAAGACCCATGATTGCGCCCCATTGTGCTGGAGACACAACGATGTTTGTTGCGAAGCCTAGAGTGTTTGAGTAAACATCTACTGCTGCATCTGCAACGAAGTCAAGAAGGTTAGCTGCTGACATTGTGCGGTTTCCGCCGTCTGTCGCTGCTGCTGCAACTACTGTTGCTACGCGTGCATCTGTTGCCTTAGCGTATGCGAATTCCATGTTGCGAACCAATTCAGCGTAGAACGCTGGAGAAGAACGATCTAATAGTTCAACTGAGAATGTCTGTTGTCCAGCAAACTTTTGAACTGTAACTGACAAGAATGAGTCGTTAAGGTCTGTGTCTGATGGTGCTGCTTCTTCAGCTGTAACTGCAACTGTTGGAACCTGTGAAATCTTTGGGATTTCAAAAGTCATACCTGCATCTGGAAGTGTTCCGCGTGAGATCGCGTCAATGAATGGGCGGTCTGCGTTTGCAAGTGGGTTGATAACTTCTGTTAGCTGACGTGTAGGAATTAAACCTGCGTTGTCAGTTGTGTTTGCTGCTGCACGGATATATTGACGAGCATCGTCATCTCCGAATTGTGCGCGAATTGTGTTCTCTAGGAATTTTTCCTTTGTGAACTCTAGGCGTGGAGCAGTATACATTGCTGCTGTTACTGTTGGGCGTGAGGCTTCAACCGCAGGGGTTTCTACTACAGCCTCAGGTGCTACGGCATCTGGAGTATCCAAGATGGCCTCACTTTCTGATTGTGGGATTTCGGTTAGTGCTTCATCTTCGGTTTCTGCCGCTGATGCTGCAACGCTAGTTACTGCTGCTGAATCAAACGCAGCTGCTTGCACAAGACTTGTTTCAAATAGTCTTGCTGATTGGACATACAACACGCCGTTACGTGGTTGTGATGCTAAAACTTCGACCCCAACACTAAGCCCTGAACGAAGGCCGTCTGATGCTTCGATTAGTGAGTCTGTTCCGCGGCTAGTGTTGGAGACCTTGAAAGATGCGTAAACGCCGTCTGCTGTTTCATTGAAGTTCACGGCTTTGCCGATTGGCTTCTTGGCATCGTGTTCTAATAATAGTTTTGACTTGCCTGGCTCTGGCAGTTGAATTGAACCTTGTTCAAACACAACCGCGCCTACTGATGTTTGGCCAATTTCGCCATCGTAAGGCACAATCTTGCCAGAGATAATTCTACGGCCTTGATCGCACTCTATATCGCTACTGAAGGTTAATTGCATTTGTCGCACTCCCGTTTGGTGATAGGTCTTCCATTGCCATTGCATCCTGAACTGTAATTAGTCCAAGTGCCAACATTTTTTCAATTACTAACAAGCGTTCCATTGAGTCAGCCCGTAAGAATCCTGATTCCAAATCAAAACAAATCTTTTGTGTTGATGGAGTTATGTCATTCATTGACAGACGCGCTTCGATTGCTGAGATGAAAGGCTGTAGAGATAGAGACACGAATTGACGGCGTTCATCTTGCACGTTTGCATAAGTCATGCTGTTGTTCATGTCTGCTGAGATGTAATACGCTGGCACGTTGCAAAGTCTTGCAATTTCAGTTGCCATGTATTGCTTTGCTTCATTTAGCATCATGTCTTTAGGTGAGAATGATGCAGGTTGGAATTCTAGTGTGCTTGTGAGATAAGCAGTGCTGCGGTTTTGACGAGCATTGCGCCACGCAGCTAGTAAGCCTTGCACTTCATTCTCGCCAAGGTCTGCGCCTGTGTTCTTTAGAACGCCAGAAGGCATTGGGGTTGCAGCTGCTATTGAAGATGCACGATCTAAATCTAAAGCTGCTGTCAAACTCCGTGCGCCTGTTTGCAATATGCCGTCAGTCATGCTCTGGAATGTTACAAGCGAACCAATACCGGACATAGGGCGAACTGCGCCATCTACTTGATAGCCTTCGATAAATGTATTTGTCTTATTGTATTTAGGAATGACGCGAGAGTTAGCAACCCAATTAAAACGTGCTGGGTATCCATTGTCTGCATACACTTCGGTAATTTCCCAATAAGCCACGCCAAAGAATAGTAGTGAATCTACTGTGTAAGCCATTGTAACTGCATAAGGT